TACCATAAGTATAAGCTAATTCACCTAGTTTAAGCGTTGACGGAGCCGAAGTATTACTACTTCTTTTTATCTGAATTACTGTTGACATTTATTGCTCCTAAAAATTGCCACCGTTAAATACTAATGTTCCTGATGTAGTATCTAACTCGTTTCTTGTTTTAAATTTATCTGAGGAAGCGTCATATTGCAATAAAGCACCGTCATCTAAACTACTTGAATCTACATCTGTAAGATTTCTCAATCTATTTACATTCTGAACACTAACATTTGTACTCGGGACTTGAACAGATACCTGTTGTGGTCCTGAAGATGTGGAAGAATTAATATTTGCTCTAACTCCACCAGTAGTATTAATAACTGCTTTTACCATGACTTTCCTCTCTCTTTGTAATATTTATAATAAAAAAAGACTTAGGAATAAACTAATTATACTCTTGGATTGACTGTTATAATACCTTCTATTACTCTTGTAACCGTACTATCTGCGGTTTTAGTAATATAAACATCATAAACATATCTGGCAGGGGCGTCTAAGGCTGTTGTCTGTGAATCTGTTAAAGAAATAGAGATAACACCTGTTGTGGTGTCAGCTGCTATTGCTGTTGTAAATGAAACACTAGTAGAAGCGCCGTGACTGTTTGCCAGTTTAGCCTCTGCTGTGTAACCCGCTAGGTCTACTGCGACTCCGTCTGAATTAGTTACAGTTACATCTGAACTAAACGAAGCACCTTGGTCTATCCTAAGATTTGCTACTGCCGCCATTGAATTGTTTTATTCCTTCTTGTATTTTTCCGTTGTAGTGATTTGTCAATACATCTATCTTTTCCAATTCAATTTCATGTCTGACTTTAGATTGCTGAATTTCTTGCCTAGCTGCTATTGAGTTTCTTAACTCCATAGGTAACTTTTCAATATCGTAATCTACGCCATCAATTGATATAACATTTTTTGCTTCTTCAGCCATAATAACTCCTAATATTTATAAACTATTTATGTCTATTTTTTCTTATTCAGATAATCTTTTTCTTACTGTTTCGTGGTTCTCCAGAACTTTCCATGTCTGGCCATGGGTACTATGTATGCTAGTACCTATATTATCTTCAGCCGGATATACTGAATTAATTATATCCGTATTGATTGTGATAGGTTTACCAAGGTATGGTTGAGGCATATTCTCACCCTCTATGATACTACCATTTGTAAATGTTCTAAATCTGCCTTTTTCTTTTGAAATTTTTAACGGTTTTAAATCGTTTAAATCTACATCACTCATTTTCTTTATGCTCCTTTATTTTTAAATAATCTATTTTGCTTTCTTTTGTAAAGAATTCACCTTCAATAAAAAAGTTAAAAGCTATACAATATCTATCTTTGTCTGATAAGTTTTTTTCCACCTTGTGAACCAAATGTGATGGAAACAATAATAAGTTTCCCTCCACAGAATTTTGATGACAAGCTTCTGAATTTTGTAAGGTTTCTTCATCAAACTTTACTCTAATATTACTATGAAATAAATTAGTATAACCATGTGGTTTAATAAAGTTTACTCCACCAGAATTCTTGGTTGTCTTTACATAGTAAATACCACTTATCATACTATTACCGTGCATATGTTCGTGAGCCCAATCACCAGGCACATGTTTAATTGACCAACTATTCTGTAAAAAGAATCTTTGATTATCTGATACCTTTAAGTAATGTCTTATGTAAAGATTAAGTTGTTCAAAAACTTTATCTTTTAAATTTTTATATTCTGGTTTGTCTAACAAATATTTATTATTAGAAATATAACCATTATCTGTGGCCATTCTTTCCATTTCTTCATTTATAACATTGTTTCGTATTTTTTCATCTACACCAATATTATTTACAAATAGTGTTGTAGGAAATAAATGAACTATTTGATATTCATGTTTATCCATTATATATTTTATCCTTTAAGTATTGTAAATGTGTAGGTTGCATTTTTGCAACATTGTTCCATTTATTTACCAAATCATCTCTATATTCATTTTGTTTTTTTATTTCATTAATATTTTCATATGTTCGCATATTCTTTTTTGTCAAAGAATAAAAATTCATACCTGTGTATATATAATGTTCTCCATAATCACTATTAAAAAACATATGACCATTTGACCCTATATCATATCTTACAGAAATATCTTTTTCTATAGAATCAGATTTTGCTAATTTTAAAAAAGATTTATTAGAAATATCTTTCCAATAATGTGTATCTTCTCTTTTTGAATAAGCATAATGAGAGGCCACGAAGTCTGTAAATTTATCAAAAAATAAACCACACTTTTTGTTATATGCGTCTTTATCTATTTGTGATATAATATTATTATTTCTTTCTAACACATCAACAAGATTCATTAAAAATACATGTACTGATAAAAGACCATTTGATTCTAAAGGCTCAATAAAACCAGCAGATAACCCAATGGCACATACATTCTTTTTAAACATTTCATCTCGTCTACCGACTTTCATTGATATGTTATTAAATTTACTTTTACTACAATCAAAACCTTTTTCTTTTAAATGATTTTTAAATTCTTCCAATGCGTCTAGGTCTGTGGTGTACTTGTCTGAATAAACATAACCAGTACCTATTCTCTCCCAACTAGGTATATTCCATACCCATCCATTTTCAAGTGCTGTGCAATTTGTATATAGTTTTAATTGTTCTTCTTTATTAGTATATGGTACTCTTGTTGCCCATGCTTTATTATTAGGTAACAAATCACTATAATCCATAAAATTAGAACCGGCTCTGTTAATTAATACACCTTTAAAACCGGTACAATCAATATATAAATCTGCTTCATATTTTTCTTTTTCACCATTCAATACCACAATACCAGTATCATCACTTTCAGAGTCAAATATAAAATCATCTATATGATTAACACCTCTAGGTTTACAATAGTTTTCTCTTAACCAGATACCAAACTTTATTGCGTCAAAATGATAAGCTGTATCATTTTTAAATGAATAGTGTGTATCTTTAAAACAATTTGTTTCTGATATACTATTATTATTTACTAAAGCCATATTAGGACTAATAAAATCGGCATAGTTTTGTCTATTAGTTTTTTTAAAAAACCAACTTTCTTTACCGCCTGTTAAATTATTTTCATATGGTCGACCAAAAGGATAATGAAATCCACCATCACCTTTTTCATAAAAGTCCTCAAATCTAATACTTAATTTATAAGTAGCTTCTGTATGAGGCATAAAATCACGGTCTTTAATTTCTAAAAAATCTAACCATTGATTTATAAAACCAAGTGTACTTTCACCTACACCAATAACAGGAACTTTAGATGATTCAATAACTGAAATGTCTTTGTCAGGAAATGCTTTAATTAATGTAGCTGCTGTCATCCAACCGGCAGAACCACCACCTAATATAATAATTTTATTTGTTTTCATTCGGAGGGAGACCTTGGTTTGATGGTACACAATAGTGAAAATGAGTTATAGTATATCTACCAAGTCCTGTTTCTTTTGGTGGTGTGATAAACTTAACTGGCGATACATTGTGTAAATAACAACAAGGAAACATAACCATTCTATTATGTTTTAGTTTTACTGTATATTCTGATTCTGGAAAACTAAAATCACCACCTTTAAATTGTTTTGGTTCCTTAAAATACCAAATCAAACATGTCCATGTAAAAGAATCAAAATGACTTTCATAGTGGTCATTTTCTTCATAATACGATACTAAACTTGAAGTACGATTTGTTACATGAAATGACCTAGAATAAGGAACACAAGGCTCTAACATCTTGTGAAACTCTGGGGTTTGAAATTTGTAAATAAAATTGTTAATGTGAGATTTATTATGACCTATATCATTATACCAGGTATCAAAATAATAACGAAAGGCTTTACTTTTTGATGTGCCGTCTTTATGTCGAGCCACAATACTAGTTTCAGCTCTTTCTGTATCATCTCTATCTTGTGAAGAATAAAAATCTAATTCTTTCCAAACTTTTTTTTCTTCTTCTTCGTTGTACCAATTATCTACAACTAAAAAAGGAAAAGGTGTTCCTTCTCCTACAACTTGAGATTTCCAATTTTGCGGAATAAATGTACCTTGTTTCATTATATAAAATTCCTAACTTAATAAATTATTTTTTCATTATGTTTTGTAGTTAAACCAGGTTTAAGAGGTTCTTGTTTATCCATTGATTCTTTACTTCTAAAGTCTCCTGTCATTCCTAAAAGAGGTCGGCCATCAAATGGTATATCATATTGTCCTTCTTTTTCATTATAATGTAAAAATACTTGAGCGTGATTATTGCCCCATAGTGGTTCTCTCCAATGTTCAATTGCGTCACCTCTATAAATTATCATGTCGCCAGGTTTCATATGAATAGGCATACCGTCTGTGCCTTTTTCTCCGTCTTTAGGACCTACAAACATTGGCCAATCCCAATCCGGATATGTATTTGCGTCAACATTTGAATTATCATAACCGACACATAATGTTGTTGAAATTTCACAACTAGCTCTATCTTTATGTCTTTTTAATTCTGTGCCCATTGTGTACAGTCTATGATATGAATAAGTAGGAATTAATTCTTTTCCTGTTAACTCATTCATTTTTTCCGTACCAAGACTCAATAAAGAATCAAAAATTGGGTCACCATATTTACTAAAATCACCAGGAGCTTGATGGTCTGTAAATGTACCGTATATTCCTTCATTAGGTTCAAAACCAATTTCTTCCAAATAACTTAATCTTTGTGCTTCTAATTGTATATGATGATACAACAAATTTGCCATACTTACATCAATATATTTTTCTATTTTTACCCAACCATTTTCTTCAAAAAATTTAGCTGCTGGATGAACAACAGCAGGATTTAAAGAAGGTGTACCTTTTAATGCTTGAGTTGCTTTTTTCTTTTCTTCGTCTGTTAGTGTGTCCCAATTTGCTATTTTATTATTCATTATATTACTCCTATTTAAATGGGTCGCCTAATGTCCACAAGACTAAAGAATATCTTGTTCCACTAGTTACCGGTGTTACTTGATGATATACATAAGAAGGAAAAATAATTATAGAACCTTGAGGTCTTATTTCTGTACACTCATGGTATCTTTCTCCTGTCGTATGAGGACCGTAATCAAACTTTAAATTGCCACCCTCATAATCACCAGGTAGATTTAAATTTATTGTCATAGATAGTTTTCTTATTTTTCCTACCATATTTGGATTATCTGTCAGACCTTTAGGATACATTCCATTACTATCTTTAGGTGTTACACCAGGAATTGCTCGTCTATATTTACCAAAATGGTCTGAATTGCCATCAGCGTGCCAACCGTAAAATTGTCCTTTACCGTATTTTGTAAATTGAAAAGATTCACTATCACCAAATTGATATTTCCATCCAGCTTGTTCATTAGCTGTGTGTAAAAATGGATAAACTAATTCGTACAACCATTGGTCGTTCATCCATGTAACTTCACTATCTCTTATATACCTAGATTTTTCAATATCTGCGTCAGCTATTCCAATTTCAGTCTTTAATTGGTCAATTGACTTTTCACCTTGAGATACTACACTAAGGCCTTGTCTTTCCATAGCTTGTTTATGATTATTTCCCATAGTTGTGGCTTCAACATTGACGCCTTTGGCTTTTGCTTGTTCTATTCTATCTTCACCAAGTCTAATAATTTTTTCGCATACTTCAGGCTTTAAAGCCTGTTTAAAAAAGTAATATGAATTTTGTACTAACATTTTTTTTCACCTTTTATATATTTCATATAGTTATTTATTAGACCACCACAAAGTTGCCTGAAACTGAAATCCGTTCCTCATCTGCCCAAAAAGGCGGAACTGAATGTGTTAATTTAGAAGGAAAGATAAAAATTAATCCTTCATCTGGAGTTACTTGATAAGCTGGTGTGCTTAATGGTGATGTTTGTTCACCAGATGAAAAAATAATTTTACCTGGAGCACTAGCATTACTAACCATATCTTGTTTATCAAAAATATTTTTAGGAACTTTACAGAATATAACAAAAGATAATGCACCTCTATGATTATGTGGTGGATTAAAATCGTTTTTATGTTGATAATTAACCCACATAGTATCTAATCGAAGTATGCCAATTTTTCTTTGTCTTCTATCTACTTGTTTATCTAATAGACTATATATTTGGTCATCACCATATCTGCTTGAAATACCTTTGAAAAATCTTTCAACATATTTAAGTAAATATTTTTCACTCTTTAGAATAAAATCATCATTATAGATATAACTGCCACCAGACTTCATATTACCTGCAAGCTGTTGGCGCCAATCATCTTTCTTTTTTGTAAGATGAGAGCCTTGTTCTATTAAATCTTTTATGAAGCTTTCGTCCAGATATGACTGAAAAATCATTGGACCAAAAGGAGATAGTATTTTATCACCTTCTTCGGTTACCTGAAAAGGTACATTTGTTTCATATACATTCATTATTACTCACCTTCATTATATAACAATTATTAAATTGTTTGTAAAACTATTTAGCTGCTTTTTTAATCTGCGTAATTAGTTTAGCTTTAGTCAATCTTTTATCTAATTCAATACCTAATTTTCTACCAAGTTTTTCTAACTCAGCTTTAGTTTTTTTATTTAAGTCTTTAAGATTTATTTCATCTTTTAAGATTAAAGGTTTTTGTGGAAAAAAGAATTGTTTGATTTTTTTGAACATTGGGTCTCCTATAATTAAATCACTTTGTTAATATGGTATATAGGTCGATAAAAAATTAGTATCTTACGATTACTATACCTTTACCACCTGCTTTGTTACGACCAGGATTTTGACCGGTACCGCCACCGCCACCGCCTCTGTTTGCTGTACCAACAGCTGCATTATTTTGATTTTCATATTCTCCAGCACCGCCGCCACCGTTTCCGCCAGCGCCTCTTCCTGGACCTGCATAGTCACATCCACCACCACCGCCACCGGCATAGTAAACTGAAGTTGTGCCGTCTGCAATAGTGTATGCTCTTCCTGCACCACCATCACCTGCTTTTCCAGGGTGTGCTTGAGCATTTCCACCGGCCGCACCTGCGCCGCCACCGCCTCCGCCACCATCATCTGATGGAGCATTTTGTGGACTTGATGACCCGCCTGGATTTCCAAAACCATAATTTCCTGAATCGCTTGATTGATTAGGTTGAGTTGCACTACCGCCAGCACCAGCAGCACGAGCACCGCCTCCTCCACCTGAACCGCCTTGTGTTCCAACAGAATTAGGACTATTGTCCGGGTGTTGTCCTCCGTAACCACCGCCTTTAGCAGTTAATGTTCCGAATACTGAATCTTGTCCTTGATTACCACTAGATGGTGATGAAGTAGAACCTGATCCACCAGCACCGCCGTCACCGACTGTGACTGATACATTACCACCTGGTGATACTGTG